CTTCCGCCACCAGGATGGCACGCGGCGCATCTACTCCGAACCGCAGGCCTTGCATGGGATGATCGGCATGGCGCCCACGCGCGAGGATCCAAACCAGGAACCAGCCTTCATTCTTTATAGCCGGCACGGCTTGCGCGAGCGCCTCGCCTGGCTGCGCTCCTCATCGGACCTGCGGTGGGATGTTCCATCCGATGTGAGCCAGGATTACCGCCGGCAGATGTCCTCGGAGGAACGTCGGGAACGCCAGGTATCGCGCACCGGCGAGTCGGTGATCGAATGGGTGCAGCTCTATCGCCATAATCATCTCCTGGATTGCGAGTCGTACTGCACCCTTCTGGCGGAAATGGCAGGCCTTATTGGCCAGGGAATCCTTGCCGCGGGCATGACAATGGCACCCGTGCCCGACAACCCTTCGCCCGGTCCATGAATTCCAACGGTCAGAATGCCGAATATGATTCGGAATTTCTGAGCGCAAAGGAACTCGCGGCCCGCCTGAAACGGCACCCCTCCTATGTCCGCTCGATGACCCGTGCCGGGTTTCGGATGGTGGCAGGAAGAACGACCATCGAGGCGGCAATGATCTGGCTCAGTGAGAACGGGCGGCCGGGAAAATGGCGCCGGTCAAGATACAGATCAGATTGATTCAGATCCATTCGGACCGAATCGGACAATCCCTTGCTGGACTGTGGCGAATCATTCGTGACTCAGAATATGAGTCGTGGCAGCCACAACCTCGGATTGGCGGAATTATCTTCGAGCGGCCTGCAAGACTGCCAAGGCATCAGGGAAGACTCTCTATGACTGGCTGGATGCGCAGAATAGCATCCTTCAATCTTCGGCCGGCAAGGGACTGATCCAATCCACGTCGAATGCCAGCCAGTCAATCACCCGCTTCAATCCGGGTGCGGGCGGAACGATGACACCTGCGGACCTGGGCGAATTGTATGACTGGGCCCTGGACATGATTCCGTGCGTCATCTCGACCATCGAAGGGGAATTGGGTCGCCCGCCCACGCCTGAGGAGATCTGCGCCCGTCTCATTCGCTCAGTAGGTCAGCCGGTGACTCAGATCCAGAATTGCTACACTCATCTCCGTAATCCCTGCGGGTGTTGCTAGATGGCTCCATTCCTCCAGTGGTTCAGCAACGTTCGCCAGGCGATCCGGCAGAAGCTTAATCTCAGGTACGAGGGCGCGCAGTACAACCCGGCGCGTTCCAATCTCCAGGCACCGCTCCAGCCTGCGCGCCTCGACATCACCACATGGACGCGAACTGCGCTCCAGAAAAAGGCCAGGTACTGGGAGAAAAATTCAGCCTACGCGAACCGGATGGGGGACCTGGTCGAGCAATACGCGGTGGGCACGGGCCTTGTCATCCAGCCGAATTCATCGTCGCCCGAATTCAACCAGGTCGCTGATGCCTGGTGGCGTGAATGGCAGCGCACCCCTGACATCGGGAGCAATCATTCATTCGCACGCCTTCAGGGCATCATCGCGAGATCATTCTTCTTTGATGGCGAGATCTTCATCGTGAAGGTGCGCGACGAGGATGGCTCACCTAAGATCCAGTTGTTCGAGGCGGATCATGTCGCGACCCCGCCCGACCAGATAGAGAACCGGAATCTTGCTGATGGTGTGGCCCTGAATGATTACGGCCGTCCGACTGCCTACTGGTTCGGCACGCCTGGCGATGACTCCGGCTCGCTTGAATGGAACAGGATCCAGGCTGAACAGGTCATCCCGGTGATGGAACCTGGCCGAGTGGGCCAGAACCGCGGGCTGCCCTTTCTATATCCTGTCCTGAATGACCTTCATGACCTCGAGGACCTTCAATTATTGGAGATGCAGGCCGCCAAGTCGGCTGCGGAAAAGACGGAGATCATCTCCACGCCTACCGGGCAGCTGAGCCCCGCCCAGATGAGGATGGCGCGCTTCGGCGTGGCACCCGCCAGCACGAGCACCTGCCCGACTCCTGACCCGGCTGTTTATTACAACCAGGTATTCGGCGGCAGGGCCAAGGTCATCTCGAGCCAGGATAAATACGAACAATTCGTTGGTGAGCGCCCGAGCGGTGCCACGCGCGACTATTGGCGACTCCTGGAGGAAAAAGTCTGCATAGGGGTGGGGATTCCCTTCGTGGTTGTGGCTCCTGATTCCATGCAGGGAACGGTTTTTCGCGGTGCGCTCGACTTCGCCAACGCATTCTTCCGCGCGCGCTGGTCAGTCCTGGCTGAGGCATTCGGGGAAGTTTACATCTATGCGATGGAGGCGGGCAGGGCGAAGATTCCAGCTCTTCGCGATCCCCCGGCTGACTGGCGCAGTTACACTGTTCACCCACCGCGGGCCGTCAATGTTGACGTCGGCCGCAATTCCTACGCGATGCGCACTGAACTGGCGGCAGGAATACGAAGCCCGCAGGGAGTCTGCGCCGAGCAGGGAGACGACTACCGTTTGATCTACCGGCAGAAGGCCGAGGCGGCTGCCTATGCGGACAAGCTTGCGGCTGAATTTGGCATCGATGTCACAAGGATCGTGGCCGAAAGCCTTCCCCAGGCACCAGCCGCCGAAGGTGATTCCACAGAACCAGAACCAGCTGCAACCGAGGGATGACAATGCAGGAACGCGAATGGTTCAAGGTGAAGGCGGTAGACGACCAGGAGGGCATAGTCGAGGTCCTGCTGTATGACGAACTCTTCGACACGGGCTGTGAGTTATTCGGCGGCGTCTGCCCGGCACCCTTCATCGAGGCACTGACTCCCTATAGGGACCGGGAAATTTTGGTGCGCATCAATTCGCCGGGCGGCTCCGCCTTTGCAGGGATCACCCTCTACAATTACCTGCGCACCTTCCCGAATCTCTCCACTACCGTCGATGGCCTGGCAGCGTCCGCGGCCTCGATCGTTCTCCTGGCAGCACCCAGGGAGCGCCGATCAATGGCACAGAGCGCCTTCATCATGATTCATGGTGCAAGCGGCTTTGCCTTCGGCCCGGCCAAGGTGATGGAGGACATGGCTGCCATCCTGAAGAAAATGGACGGATCCCTTGCCGAAACCTATGCCCGTGAAACCGGCCAGCCGGTCGATCAGATCACGGCGGCGATGGAAAACGAAACCTGGATGACCGGCGATGAAGCACGATCGAAAGGCTTTGTCAGTGGTCTCACTGACAGACCCGCAGCCGACACAAACTTCCGGCTGCTCGAAAAATTTAGGCACACCCCGGAGCGCCTAAACCACAACGCAATAATGAATGCAATAACACAACAGCCCTTGCCAGGCACCACGGCCACGGATCTTTCACTCTGCGGTTGTGGTGGTGGCGGCGGCACAGGTCAAACACTCAATGGTCTTCGCGAAGAGTTGAAGGCCATCAAACTCGAACGCGACACCCTCGCAGCAAAGGTCGCAAACCTTGCTGTGGAGAATGAACAGCTCAAAGGCAGCGAGCAGAATGCGAAGAAGGCTCGAGCGCAGATAGCCATAGATAATGCAATCAGTGAAGGCCGACTCCAGCCACCCTTGCGCGAGGCCATGATCGCCAACTACGAGGCCGACGAGGCCCGCACGCCCGAGGCCCTGAAGCAACTGCGGCCGGTTGGGCCAGGCACGACGCCTTTGCGAACGTCAGGCCTGGGCATTGGCACGCGAAGCCTTGCCGAGCAGATCGAAGCGGAAGCCGATCCCAAAAAACGCCTGGAATTGCGCCTCGCCAATCATGACAGGCTCCTCATGGCGTCACGGACTCTGCGCTAACTCTCCCCGAGACCTCTAAACTTTTTTGGATATGGCTACCACGACTACAGTTGAAACGGAAAACACCGGCACCGTGACCAGGGCGGGTCAATCACCGCCCACTGCCGGTCTGTTTGCCAACACATTCCCGGCCGGACTCATTTGCGGGGTGTGTTGCGATACGGCGCTCCTTGATTTGTGCCGGCTCCTGGCACCGCTCAATTTCTGGAATGATTGCAGCCTTGACTCATTGCGTCCTGGTGTTGATGTCACGGTCCCGGTTGCTGTTTCAGGATCCACAACCCTGATCGGTACCTCGGGCGCTCCCATTACGAATTTCGAAGCAGGTGACGCGACATTGCGCGCCATCACCGTCCCGGTTGCCCACATCTCGCAACCTTTTCACATCACGGACACGCAATGCCAGCAGGGATTCAGGCTCCAGCAATTAGCCAGCATCAACGTGGCTCAATTGGCGAAGGCCATCTGGGACAGAGTTCTGCCCATCATCAAAAACAACGCCAGTCCGTTAATCGGTTACCCGGTGGCAAACACGGTGGTCAAGGCAATAGCCAGTTTCGGGCCGGCTGATGCTGGCACAGCCTATGGGCTTCTGGCTTGTTCGCCCAAGCATCTCATTCTTGATCCGGCTGCAATGGCCAAGTTGATGTTCCAAGCTGGCGGATGTTGCTTCCCATTCGGCGGCACGGGTGCAGGTGCCTTCGGGTTTGCGAGCATCACCGAACAGAACTACTGGACCGGGGCGGATGCCAACACCTACGGATTCGCCTACTGCCCGCAGGCAATTGTCATGGTCTCCGGCACACCGGTCAATTGCGGTTGCGAGGGCATGATTGAACAAAGGACGATCCGCCTGCCTGGCATAGGGCTGACAGTCCAGTTCAATCTGTGGTGTTCAACCGCATCCCGGACTTACTGGGGAAGCTACGACGTCATGTTCGGCGCCGCCCTTGGCATTGCTTGCGCCGGGGTAACGATCAAGAGCGCATGAGTCGTCGTGAGCGAAGCACGAGATCTTTTGGATCTTGGGTTCGCCGGTCTCGAGGGCGAGATGGGCGAACCCTTCACCGTCCAGGGCTTCCCGGAGCCCTTCATCGGGTTGTGCGACGAGGAGCAACATTCCAATATACTTGGCGAGGGTGGGTTTCTGCCAGAGGCAGCCGCGACTCTGTACGTTGCGAGGTCTTACTTCGATTCCATCTACCTCAAACCGTGGATTGGAATGCGGCTCACCTTGAAGGATCGGGAATTTCTCGTGAGGGAGATTGGCCAGAACCAGCACCTTTGGCGTCTGGTCCTGGAACAGGCCTTCCCGAAGGTGAGCGACGTCCCGTGCTTTATTGAGACCCTGGCCACGAGTTCAGGCTATTCGATTCTCTATACGGTCGGATTCCTGAGGCCTTCCTAAAAAAAGACCATGCCCGACCCGGCACCCATCGTCGCTGCCCCAGTCCCGATCGGGTCCCTCCCGGTCGCGACCTCGAGCAATCCTGATGACCGCATCGTGATTGATGGCGTGACCGCGGGCACGCGCACGATCCTTGCCGCCAATCTGGTCAGCGGCGGGGCGGATGCGCCCGCGAACTTTTACAGCGATTGGACCTTCCAGGCTG